GCATGCGGTCCATGACCTGGCGGAACTCGTCCGTGAGCTCGACGTTCAAGGCCTTGCCGATGTCACCCGGGCCGGCGCTCATGGTCTTGAGCAGCGCGCGGTAGACGTTGAGCAGCCAGGAACGGAAGGTCTGGAACAGGCCCTGCAGTTCCAGGCTGGGCGCCTTGCCCTCGAACAGATAGGCCTCATGGGCCCGGGCCAGCTTCTCGTGATACGGGCGCTTCTCGTCGACCGACATGGTCAGCCAGTGCTCGATCGCCGTCAGTTCAGGCGTCGCGCGCACCTCAAGCCAGTCCAGGGCGCGGTAGGTGTCGTCCAGGATCTGGCGCTCGCCATCGGTCAGCGTCTCGCCAGCGCGCGCGCGCGTCTCCATCCGGACCGCCAGGTCAAAACGCATCTCCCAGAAGAAATGCCCCAGTTCGTGCGCGATGGTCGACAGGTCGGCTTTTTCGAGCGCGCTGATGACGCTCGGCCGCTGAGTGATGTCCTCGCCGAAGGCCACGCTGCCGCGCGAATCCTGGAAGTAGAGGCCGCGCTCTTTTGCCGCACTGTCCACGGCCGCCCTGCGCCCGGCATCGTCGCCTCGGGTGTACTCGTAGATGTGCAGGCCGGCCTTTTCCAGTTCGGCGCGCGCCTTGGGATCAACGTCGTCTGGCACCACGGCCGCGGCGAACTCGTCCAGCTGCACCGCCCTGGTGATCTTGGCCTCAAAGTATTCCGTCGGCAGGTTGCGCAGCTTGTTGAGGTACTCGCGCACCTCCTCCATGGCCTCTGGCGGGACATCCTCGAAACCGTTTTCTTTCAGTGCACGCGGGATGCCCATCTTGGCCGAGTCCGACATCATCAGTGCCACAGCATCGGCATAGCCGAAGGACTTGCTCGACGGATGGAAAGAGCTCAGGGTATCGCCCACGCGGAAAAACTCGTCGTCAACCTCCTTCTTGACCTGTTCGAACTCCTCTCGCGTGACCAGCCGGCCTTTCTCCTTGCGCACGGCGCCCAGGCTGCGGAACTGCGGTGTGTACTGCGCGCGCACGCTGCCCACGCCGTAGTTGAAATTCTCACCGCCGCGCAGTTCCTTCTTCAGGATCTTGACGACATTGTCCAAGGTGTGCGGAATGTAGCGCCGGTTTCCGCTGTAGGTGTAGCCCTGGAAAATCCGCTCTTCGGCGCCGACCTCGGCCAGCACCGCGCTGGCCACCGCCTTCAGGTCGTGATAACCCAGTGCGTTCGGATCCTCCACCCCGAGGTGATCCGCCGCAAAGCGCTGGAATGCCTTGTTGCCGGTCAGGTCGTCGAGCCTGCTGACATCGCTGCTGTAGATCTCGCGCCCCTCCTCCAGGAATGGGCGCAGCTTCTGGTTCAGTGCCTGCAGCGCCGGCGCGCCCAGCTTGTACTCGATGCTCGGGTAGCGCGGGCTGTAGATGTCGGCACCGAAGATTTTGGTGTCGCCGCCCGGTGTGGCCATGCCGGCATCGCCCAGCAGGGTGATGTCGCCGAACGACGTGATGGCATTGGCGCCGCGCGTGATCGCCAGGGACGGCACAGGCAGGCCGCCGACCTTCACCGCGTTGAGCAGGTTCGCCGAGGTCAGGCTGTGCTGGATGACCAGATCCTTGTCCTCGGCCTTGCGGCTGAAGGCCGTGCCGCCGGCACTGTAGCCGGCCCGGCCGTAGCGGCTCACATCCTCGGCCTTGCCCACCAGGGCCGCAATATCGTTGTCGGTCCAGCGGTCGGGCTCAATCGCGTCCGCAACCGACGCGAAGCCCCGCGTGCGCAGGCCATCGGCGAACTTGCGCAACCACTGGCGGATGGCGGCCACCACCTTGTCGAACCCGCTGAGGCTGGCCACCTGATCGGCCGGCATGTCGGCCAGGGCCTCCTCGACCGCCAGCACGCGGCTCGATACGCCGCCGGCCATCTTCTCGTCGGCCGCCTGTTTCACCGCATCGTTGTCGTACAGCGCCAGCATCAGGCTGTTCAAATCCGGGCCCAGCAGGGCACGCAGGCCGTGGTGGCGCACCTCATGGTGGCCCACGACGAACATCAGGCGCTCGACGCTACTGAAGTTGCCCGGGAAAGCATGGATCTCGCCGCCGTGGTAGACGGCCTCGACATCGTCGCGCGCGCCCTGCTGCTCAACGACATCGACCACAGCGCTCGGCGCCTTGTCCAGGGACTCGTAAAGATGGATGGCCGGCGCCTTGGGCAAGGCCTTGCGGATGAGTGCCACGGCCGCCTTGGCGTCGGCCATGGGGATGCCATTACCCTGGCCACGGCTGAACCGCGTGTCATCCGGATAGACCGCCTGGGCCGGGTCGAAGATGACGATGTGGGCCTCTTTCTTGCCCAGGCCCTTGCCGTGCAGGAACAGGCCGTCGTGGCCCTGCTGGCGCAGCTGCTCGCGCCAGGCGTGCGCCTCCTCGACGGAATCGAAACCGGGGAGCTCGTCGAAGCGCAGGATCTTGGGGTTGCGAATGTCAAGCTGCATCGGCTCGACATTGCCGTAGCGGCCAGCCTCGTCCTGGCCGGTCGTGAACCAGACGCCCAACCCGGACGACGGATTGCCGCTGGCCTTGCCGAGGGCGTTCAGCCCGAAGTGTTCAGGCTTGAGGGACTCGGCTGCGCCGCGGTAGACGGTGAGCGGCCCGAGGCCTGCGCCTCGGCGGATGCGAGTTGCGCCAGGCCACCCTTCTGCTGCGGGTTTTCCTGCAACAGTTGTTGAAAGGTTTTGCTGGGTTGCGCTGCGTCCTGCGCCGTCGCCAGAATCTCGTCGATCTCGTCCATCAGGGGCTCCTTGATTGAAAATCCTAGCACCACCAGGCGCTGAAGGCGAGGCGTTTCCGACAGCCGGTGCACCTTGCTGCTGGTTGTAGGTCTGCTCCTGATCCTGCCCGGTCCACTCCAGGCGGTACTGCTGTGCCAGCTGCTGAGGGGTCATGCCCAGCTGCGCGGCCGTCACGGCATAGTGCTGCGCGGCCAGCAGGGCATTGCGCTCGTTGACCTTGGAGTCGAACCGGCCCATGGCATTCAGCTGGGCCAGGATCTGCTGCTGCAGTTCGTCGCGGTTCTTGCGCCATTCGGCGTTCTGTTCCTGCTCGGCCAGCGTGCGCTCCACACTGGAGCGGATCTCCTCGCCCTTGGCTTCCATCCAGGCCTGCGCCTCGGTCCGGCTCATGGCGTCCTCACGCACGCGCGCGTTGTCGATCAGGGCCTGGGCGAATTCCGTGCCGATGGTGTTGACCAGGAGCTCCGACGTGGGGATGACCAGATCGCCGCCGGTGGCCACCTCGGTCAGCTGCTCGGCCACGCTGGGCAGCGCCTGCGCCAGCTGGGTCAGGTCCAGGCCCGCCTCCTGCAGCTTGGCACTGTCCACATAGACCTCGGGCACATCGTCCTCGACCAGGCTCTGCATGTAGCTGCGCAGGTTGTCCGGCGAGCGCTGCAGCAACTTGCTGGCCTCGGCCGTCCTCTGCAGGTTGTCCAACGCCTTCGCCATGGCATCAGACTGCCGGGCTTTGTCCTCTTCCTTGGCCGCCCCGCCGAGCACGCGCTGCACACCCTTGACGGCGCCGATCTGGGTAGTCCCGCCGACCAGGGTGGCGATGATGGTGTCGCGGATGGCCGCGGGCTGCTCCTCAATGAAGTCGGCCAGTGACTTGTCCGGGTGCAGGTTGGCCCACTCGTTGAAGTTCTGCCAGATGGTCGTGGCCACCTCGCCCGGGACTTCCCTGAAAACCTCATAGGCGAACAGCTTGCCGGCCGAGGCCCCCGCCTTGATGTTCTTGAGCAGGCCTGCAGCGCCAAAGTAGCGCTCCATCACGATTTCGGCCGTGGCGTCCTGCACCGCGTAGCCCGTCGCTCGCAGCGGGTCCAGGCCAGCGTCTCGCCCTTTGCCATAGGACTGACCGCCCACACTGGTGCCCATCAGGCCCAGCATGATGTTCGTGCCATTGCGCACAAAGCCGGCCGGCAGCGTCAGCAGGTTGGAGCCCGCCGACTGGAAACCGGACATGACGGCGCGCTCGGTGTCGCCGGCATCAGCGTCGAGCCCCATCCACCTGGAGGCCTCGGCGTTGGCATTGCGCTGCTGGTCCCGGAAGAACGATTCAGGCCCCGGCGTGCCCATGATCTGGCGCTGCGGCGTGCCCGTGACCCAGGCCGCGGCATCGTCCAGGGCCTGCACGAACTGATCGGTCAGGCCAGCCACCGCAGCCACGCCGCCGTAGAGCCCGGCGCTCAGGCTGGGCGCACCGGACGCCACCGACCGCGCCGCGCGCGCCACGTCCGTCAGCAGGCCGCCACGCGGCGCGTCCTTGGCGCCCACCAGGTACTTAGCCCCGGCCTCCAGAAGGCCCATTGCGTCCAGATCGTCGTGTGTGACCTTGGCGCGCTCAGGATCCTCGGCGATCCAGCTGCGCAGGCGCGGGCGCTGCTCGAGCACGGCCATGCCATCGTCGACCTTGGCCCGCTCCTCGAAGTCGTTGCGGAACAGTTCTGCCGCGGCCGGCGGCATGCCGTAGCGCCTGGCCAGCGCCGTGTCGCGTGCGGCCTGGTCCGGATTGACCGGCACGGCAAAGCGCAGATTCGCGGCCGCCTTGGTCTTGGGGTCGGCATCGAACAGGTCGTCGTACTGCGGGCGCTTGGGCGCCGGTGTTTCTTCGAACAGGTCGTCCATTACTTGAACCGCCCCTCGTTGAGGCCCTTGGTGTAGGCGCGCTCGATGGCGCGCTCGGCGTCGCGCGGGATGGATCGCACCTTGCCGTCCCTGGACCGGATGACCTGGGCGTCCGGATTGCGGCGCAGGTAGGCGTCGATCAGTTCCGTGCGCACTTCTTCCGGGATGTCGCCGTAGCGCTTGGCCACGTAGGTTCCTTTAAGGTTCGGATCGGACTCGATCTGGTAGCCCGGCTTGCGGCTGCGCCACAGAACCGCGTCCTGCTCAATGCCCTCGCGCACCATGCGCATGCCCACCGCCTTCATCTGTTCAGGCGTCAGGGGCTTGCCGTCGTTCTTGGCCACCTCCTCGGTGAGCGCCCGGCCCAGGGTGTCCACGAAGATGGCCGTTTCCCGCGCCGCGGCCGAGCCCTCTTTCGGGGTGAGGTCGATACCGATGCGCGCGACCTCGGCCTTGATGGCCTTGAGCGTGTCGGCCACCATCTGCGTCTCGGCCATCTTCTTGCGGTCGCCCTTGACCAGACCGGCCTGCACCTCGCCCAGGCGCTTGAAGTCGGAGACGGACAGGAACGGCTCATAGCGCTTGAGGTCGATCTGCACGAACTTCTCGGGCTGCTCGGCCGCCTTCATCAGCATGTCGTAGTAGAGGCCTGCCTTGACAGGATCCTTGCCCTCATCCCGGTTGCGCTTGGCATCGAGCCAGTCGCGGATCTGGCGCAGTTCCTCGGGCGCCTTGTCAGCCAGATCGGCCTCGGTCGTGGCGTTGAGCCTGCCCGTGGTCATGATCTGGCTCCAGCCGCGGTCGCCCAGGGCTTTCTTGTCGCGCTGCTCTGCAGTGGCCAGCACGCCGTAGATGTCCTTGATGCGGCTCTCGGCCGCGTCGCGCTCGGCCCCTGTGAAGCGCTTGCGTGCCTCGGCCAGGGCCTCGACCTGGGTCTTGCCAGAGTCCAGCATCTCGTCGCCGAAAGTCTGGGCCTTGACGCGGTTGTCGCCGATGTCCACCGCCTTCTGCAGGCGCAGGCGCGCGTCCTCGGTCAACTCGCCGTCGAACTGCTTGAGGTACTCGCGCGCGTAGCTGGTGTTGTTCTTTTCCAGCGCGGCCGCCACCACGGCAGCATGCATCGGGCTCAGGGCCTTGATGGTCTGGTCCGCTTTCTGTTCCGGGCTCAGGCTGGCGTCCGAACTGATGGCGTTGACGATGACGCGCCGGCTCTGCGAGACGGAATCAGGGCTCTCCCACTCCTTGGCGCCCTTGTTCTGCGCGAGTTCGATGGTGCTCGCGCGCACGCCCTTCTCGTAGTTGCCGAGCTCGGTGGCCAGATGCTGCTTGACCGTGCCGGAAAACCGGTTGAGCTCCTGGCCCACCGACATGCGGAACAGCTTGCGCTGCTCCTCATTGCCCAGGCTGTTGGCGATGTCGTCGACTTCCTTCTGGTAGCGCTCGGTGTAGTCCTGGTCAAGGGACTTGTCCTTGCTCCAGCTGACCGCGCGCTCTCCCTTGACGTTGATGAAGCCATCGGTGTCGTCGTAGGTCAGGCGCATGCGGGCCGCCACGGCCTTGTTCATGGCGTCGTTGATGCGGATCTTGTTGACCTCGTCGGCCACTTCCATCGCCGCCTTCTGGGCAGCGCCGCCGGCCGCCGTCATGGCTTGGCCTGTGCGCTGCATCTGGGCACTGCCGAAGTCCTGATACTCTGGCACAGTCAGGCGCGAGCCAGGCAGGGATGTCGGCGCGACAGTGAACGAGTCGGGTGAACGGGGAACGGTCGCCATGGTCAATCCCACCAGCTGCGGCTTTCACCGAGCGACTTGATAGGGTCGGAGGCCTCATTTGCCTTCTCGACATCGGTTTTGAAATAGCCCAGCTTCTTGCCCGTCAGGTAGAAATCAGTCCCCGCGACGACTGCATTGCTGAACGCACTCATGGTCGGGTTGATGCCGGACGCCGAGGCCCGGCGCACGGTTGCCGCGCTCATGGAGTTGGCGGCCTGGGTGCGGTAGCCCCAGGCGGCTTTCACGGCATTGGTCCGGATCTCATTGGCGTCGACCTCGCCGATGTAGTCGGCGCTTGCCAGCACGTTGACAGCCGTGCCCTCGGAAAGGTCGATGCCGTTGGCGGCCATGGCCACGCGCTGGCGCGATTTGAGCGCCGCGGTGCGCAACCTGCTGGATTGGTACTCGCGCTCCCCGCGCAGCAGTTCACCCTGGGCTGCGCGCTCAGAGATTCGGGCATTGATCTCGTCGAGATCCGCGGCCAGTTGCAGGCTGGACTTCTGGCTCGCTGCACCGTAGTAGCCGCCGACCACCGAGTTGATGGCGCCGGCTCCCTTCATGGTCATGGCCGCCGTGGCGAAAGACATTCAGACCTCGTCGTGTTGGTGCCCTGAAGGTAGCGGCGCCACCCTCGGATAGGTACACCCATCAGCCGCCCAGGGTCACGTTGTAGGAGATGCCCAGGATGGTCGACGGCAGCGGATACGGCTGGCGGATGCACACGCGGCCCGTCTCCTGCCAGGAGGGCGGCAGCGTGAGCTCAATCAGGCCGGTCTTGAGCGCCGGTGGCGATCCGGCGGGCTCATTGCGCCGCTGCTTGTACTCGGTCAGCTTGTCAAAGCTTGGACCGGCGAAGATGCCGCTGGAGTCCTTGACCAGCAGGTAGATCTTGTCCACGTTCTTGGTCAGGCCCTGGGCCATGGCACCGTCGACCTGCGCCACCAGCGGCGTGGGGACCAGATCGGCCTCGATGGGCAGGCCGACATGCACCAGCGTGCTCGGGTTTTCCAGGGGCACGGCCCCGCCGGTGACGACCTGCTGCGGCATCACGGCGCCGTTGGCCAGGATGCTCACGGTCTTGCCTTCCAGATGGTCCAGGCCGGTGACTTCTGTCACGGCCACGCCGCTGTAGGTCAGGCCGCAGTCGACAAAGAAGCCGTTTTCCTGGGCGCCGAACAGCGTCTCGGCGAAGCGCTCCACGAAGCGCTTGGTGACGCCGCCGACCGTGCGGCGCACGATGACATAGACCGCGTCCTCCACGCCCTCAGCCACGACGCACACCGATTCGAACGTCGCCTCGCCGCCTTCGGTGTCGTGGTGATGCCAGCCCCCGACCTTCTGCTCTGGCACATAGGTCAGGCCCAGCAGGTCGCCGCCGCTGCTCACGCACCACACGATCGGGTAAGGTGACTTCTGATAGGCCATCTGGACGATGTCCATGCCATCGAACAGGTGCGGGGCGAACATGGACAGGTCGCCCGTGAGGTAGCCGCCCGCGTCCTGGTTGAAAGCCAGTTCCCGCATGTGGCCACCGCGCGCCGCAGCGAACAGGATGTTGTTGTTCACGATCAGCGGCTGGGCGTTGTTGGCCCCCACGAAGGACTGGGGCTTGACGGATGGCGGGCTGTCGCCGCTGATGGCGTCGGAGTTGACCGCGGTCACGCGCCACTCGGCTGCGCCGGTCAGCAGCATCAGATCCTGCAGCGGCACGATGTGCCGGATGGTGTTGGCCTCGCGTGCCGCCACTCGGAAGCTGATCGCATCGTCGGCCCGCGCCGGGATGGAATAGCTCATGTTGGCCTCGGTGCCTGAGCGCGTCATGCGCAGCGTCTGAGGCTCATTGATGGACCCGGCGAAGCACCGGCGCTGCTCGAAGTAGGACACCGCGCCCGGGTACTTGCCGGCCGCATTGAACGGGTCGCTCTGGATCGGCGGGGTCTTGGCCAGGTCGGCCTCGATGTTGTCGTCGATGAAACTGGTGCCGTCGGTCTGGCCGATGTATCCATAGAGCCCGTTGCTCTGCTTGTAGACGTTGTAATACGGGATGCCAGAGACGGCGGCCCAGGTCACGGTGTTGTAGTTGCCCGTGGTCAGCAGGTTGTTCGTCGTGCTGCCGCTGGGCGATGGCAGGGATTCCTCCTTGCCGTCCGAGCTCACGGACGTGACCTTGTAGGCGTAACTGGTCGACCCCGATCCCGTCGGCGTGACCGTCGGCGCCGCAGGCGCTGCCAGGCTGGAAACGAAACTGATGTCGATCAGGCGCCAGTCCGTTGCCCCGTAGCGCCGCAGTTCGCGAGGCTTGTGGTTGGGGTGCGTGATCGTGAAGACGTCCGAGGACTGCACATAGTGGATGTCGAACACCCCGGAATAGATGTCGGCCTCGGTGTAGCTGGTCGGGATCTCGTAGATATTGGGTGCCGTGGGCATGGCGTACCACTTGCTGGCGGCCAGGTCAGTGGCAAAGACGCCCGAGGTGTGCGCCTCCCGGCAGTAGTAGTTCACGCCGGCCTGCTTGCGGATCTGGCCCACGGTGTAGGGCGTGGCCGTGACCCAGGCAGCACCATCGGCATAGAGCAGCGTGGCGCCCTGGGTATGGAACCGCACATAGCCATCGCCGACTTCCAGCACCATGGTCTGCGTCGTCGAGAAGGTGAACGGCAGCAGCATGGCGCGCTTGGCCGAATTATTGAGCTCTCGCACCAGGCGCGTGCCGGTGCGCATCGTGGCCGAGCCGTGAGGCTTGGCCTTGTAGTTGCGCATGAGCTCGGCGCCGTTTTGGTACTTTGGCAGGTCGACCAGGCCGAACGCCTCGTCGGTGATCTCCCCGGCGTTGAAGCCGCGGGTGTAAGTGCGGACGTCCGACATATCAGCGCCGCGCCTTGATCAAGTCCGGGATGTGGTCGATCTGCACGTACTGCTGGTTCAGGTCAGCAGCCACGGCGCTCGACTTCCACATCTCTGCCATCTTGAGGCACCGCAACGCCTCGGCATGGCCCTTCTCACCCTTGATCATGGGCCCGGCGATCATGGCCGACAGGCGCCAGCCGAGGGTGATGACGAACAGGGGCGAGAAGCGCTGCGTGTCGGTCACGCGCTTCGTGTAGACGCCATACGCCAGTTCCTGATTCGTGTAGACCACCTCCTTGTCGGTCGCGTTGAGCTCGATGACGAACTGCTGGTAGTGGTCAGGCTGGCCTGGCGCCGCGGTCGCCGGCACGATGGCGCGCATGTGCAGGCAGTCCATGGGCTTGGCGTAGCAGAAGCTCCAGACCGGCCACTCGACATCCAGCTGCGCCAGCTTGAAGCGCTTGGTGGAGAACGTCCACGGTTCTTCCTGCAGCAGCGCATCGCGCGCCATGGGATAGAAGGTGGCGCAGTGCTCGGCCTGCGGAGATCCTTCTGGCGGGCTGATAGATGAAATGGTGGCGCTGTCCCCCAGGTTGGACAGGGCCAGGTTGCAGATGTCGACTTCGGAGCTCATGGTCTACCCTCGGAAAAAAGGGGGCTCACAGTCACCCGTGGCCCCCTCAAGGCTCGCTGCAAAGCAAGCGAAGAAGAATCAGCGCTTCTTGCCGCCTTTCGAGCCACCTTCGGAACTCTTGCTGGCGACCTTGCCCGTGTTGGCCTGGCCGCCGCTTTCGGCGGACGTGTTGGCATCGGTTTCGACGGGGTTGCCATCCTCGTCGACCTCGATCAGCGTCTCGGACAGCCGCATGGGCTGGCCATTGGGGCCGGGCGGGAACTCCGTCGTGAAGAACTCGCCAGCCTTGACCGTCCGGCTCTCGTGAGAGATGAGACGGTCCACCTTGGTGAGATAGCGCGGCATGTTGTGCTACTCCTCAGACCACGGTGTAACCGCTGGGGTAGTGCTTCACCGTCTCGTGCAGCGGGTGCTCCGAGATCGTGGCGGTGAACTTGCCGGCGGTCAGCGGGCCGGTGGCCACGACGTAGTTGGCGCCGAGGTAGCGCTGGCCCAGCTTCTGGGCGGCCAGGACCGAGGGCGGGATCGGGATGCTGATGCATTTGCCGATCACCAGTTCGGCCTTGCCGACGGCGTCCGTCTGGGCCAGCACGGTCGGCGAACTGAGGTCCGCGGCCGCCGAACTGATAGCCTGGAACGTCACGGTCGCGGCGCCTGCCGCAGTCGCGGCCTCGTCCACGGTGATGTTCAGGTAGACCTGCTTGCCGGGGCCGACGTCGCGGTTCTGGCTCAGGTCGATGGTGTTGGTCGAGACAGCCGAAGCCGTGACGGCCTGGGCGCTCGACAGTTGCAGGAGTGCATCGGTCAGCATGTTGGTGCTCCTTCGAGTGGGTTGATTACGACACCAGCGACTCGGCGATGCCGAGGCCGTCGACGCGACGCACCGGGACGCCCATGAACGTCAGCTGGTTCATGGTCGTGCCGAACTGCGTCATGGCCTGCTGAATGCCCAGGGCGTTGTTGGACTTCTCCAGCGCCTGGATCATCAGACCTTCCTGGATGGAGCGGTTGGCGTAGAACGCGGCGCGGCCCATGCTCATGTTGGGAATGCGGGCGATGGCGCGCATCATCAGCTTGATCAGGTTGGTCGCCGCGGTCGAGGCCTGCGAGCCCGTCACGCCCACCCAGTCGGACACATCGATGTTGGCGATGCGGACCACATAGCGCCAGTCCTTCACCACCAGGCCGGCGTCCATCTGGTACAGCGAACGGGCCGCCTGGAACCAGCCGCCTGCGCCATCGGAGACGGACTCCTCGCCCAAGTCGCGGCTGTTCAGGCCAGCCTTGGAACCCTTGGGGAACGGGCAGAACACCGTCTGCTCACCCCAGACCACCAGGTACATGGAGGCGTTGTCGGAACCAGCGCCGCCAGCCAGGATCACGTTGTTGCCGTTGCCGGCCGCGGTGCTGGAGTAGCGGGTGGCCATGCCAGAGAAAGTCTTCTGGTCCACGCCCACGTTGCCGTTGAACAGCTTGGAGACGAACTCCTGGCCCATGGCTTCGATGAACGGGGTTTCTTCGGACAGGCGCCACTGGGCACTGTTGCCGTTGAGGGTCAGCAGCTTGGCGTCGATGTGCGAGCGGGACTCCAGCATCGCGCAGGGCTCGGTGATCTGCGCAGTGGTCGACTTGCTCGGGGGCACGCCGGCGTTGTACTGGCGCCAGTAGACGGCAGGCAAACCGGTTCGGATCGTCACGACGTGACTGGTCGGCTGATTGGCCTCTCGGAACACCGCGTCTTCCAGTACCTCGTTGGTCTGCGAAAGCAGTTCAGCGATCGGATCGACCGTGCCGTCCGGGTTCATGCGCTTTGACATGTCCAGCAGCGTCAGCTGACCGGTGCCCAGCGTGACGCCGGCCATCGCGGCGTAGGACAGGGTTTGCCCGTCGACCACGCCCAGGGAGAACAGCGCCAGCAGGGCCAGCGCCAGCAGGATCATCTGACCCTGCAACGAGTTGAAAAGTTTTTTGAACACCATGATGAAAACTCCTTCTACGGGTTCATGTTGGGAAACATGCGCTGGGCGGTCGTCATGGTCTTGGCGCTTGCGGCGCCGCCACTCACAAACTTCCCGTCCTCGCTCACCTCTTTGCCGACCTTCACAAAGGCCCGGACGATCTCCGGGTGCTTGTTCAGGCCGGACTCCGTCAGCAGCTTGTTCAGCGCCTCACTGCCCACCGCCTTGAGGCCCCGGTCCGCCAGCTGGAGCGTTTCGTCGAACTTGTCGCCGCCGAGCTCCTTGTCGGTCTTCAGGGACTCGAGCCAGCCGGCCCGCGTCGTCTCGATCACCGCCGTCTGGCGCGCCTGCATTGCAGGGCCCAGCTTCTCGATGAAGGTCTGCGCCGCATCCTGGGTCAGATCCATGGACTTCGCGAACTCGGAGAAGCTCTTGAGCCCGGCCTCGTCCATCTGGACGCCTTCGGGCAGCTTGAAGTCCTCGTAGCTCTCGGGTGCTCCGGTGGCTTTGGCATCGCCTTTGCCCTCGTCGCCGGTCTTTCCGTCGCCGTTGGCATCGCCTTGAGCCTTGCCGTCGTCGCCCTTTCCGTCCTGGCCGCCGGCGCCATCAGCACCAGCAGTCTTTCCGTCGTCAGCGGCTTGCTGCGTGCCGGCTTGAGGCGCACCAGTAGCGCCCGCTGCAGGCGGGGTAGACGTGGTGCCACCTTGATTGGTGTTGCCAGTGGCGCCAGTCTGGTTTTCAGTTGTCATTTGCGTTTTCCTCGACCATTCGCGGATACAGCTCACGGCAGTTCAGGTGAATCAGGCCCAGGGTGCGGTAGCCTTCGTTCTTGTTGCCCTCCACGAATGCCATCTGCATCGCGTTGGTGCTGAACGAGGTCCGGAAGACCCCTGCCCTTTCCAGCAGCCGCCAGGTGATCCTGCGGCCCCTCTTGCTGCTCATCAGCCACTTGAGATCGGACTCCTCGGAATCACGATCCTGCTTTTCCCTCAGACGCTGCGCTTCATGTGCGGCCTCCTGACTGTCTGTGTCAAATGGATGGAATTCGTTGCTCATCAGGTTCGCAATCTATGCGCCGGTCATCCACATAGGTACACCCATCAGGTGTAGCCGGTCGTGCCTTCCATGACATCGGTCAGCATGTTCTGTTCGCCAGTCTTGGCCTGGGCCATGTTGCGGGCCACGGTGGACTTGTCGACCATCTGCTGGGCCTGCATCTGCTGCGCCGCGGCCTCGGCCCGGCTCTTGCGCACGAACGCAACCTGCTCTGACGGGACGATGAGCTCGGGATCAACGCCCAGCATGTCGGCATAGGCATCGGCCCAGTGGTCGGCATCGAACTTGTCCATGACCTCTGGCTTGAACTGGGCGATGTTGCCCAGGTTGGCCACGTAGCGGTCGACCGACCCGGTGGCCACGGCACGCTGGGCCTGTGCCAGCACAGAGACGAACTCGACGTTGAGCTCCATGCCCTGCATCTCGGGCGGGGCCGGCGGCACGATATTGGCCTCGACCATCCGGGAGAACGTCATCTCGATCAGCGGCTCCAGGATCTCGCTGTGCAGGCGCTCCACCACGGGGCCGAGCATCAGCATCTTTTCCTCCTGGCGCTGCGCGATCTCGTAGGCCGTGGTGCCGGAACGGGTGTCGTTGGCCAGCATCAGGAACAGGTCGGCAAAGAAGCACTGCCGCACGCGCTCACGCACGTCGACGATGTCCTCGCGAAGATGCTGCAGGTTCAGGTTAACCTCGAACGCCGCGCGTACTGCGCCCTGCGGGGTGGCCACGCCGTCATAGTAGGAATGGCCGCCTGGCAGGAAGTTGTTGGGCTTGCCCTGCATCGAGGACGGAAGCTGCAGCGGCGGCCGGGTCATGTAGTCGATGCCCTGGCCCTTGCGCAGGTGCTGCTGCTGCAGCTGCTTGACGTCGCCCAGAGCATCCATGCCGGGGGACGATCCGTATTCATCTCCACTGCGCACCTTCCAGCGCGGGCACAAGGCGCTGAACTCCCTGAAACCGGACTCGCGCAGGAACTGCCCAGGCCTGGCGTCCATCTCGAAGTAGACCGACTTCCACGGCATGTTCTTGCTGTTGCGCTTGCGCGGGTCGCGGTCTGCGCGCGGCTCGATGACGTGCATCACCGGGCGCCACTGATCGAGGTTGCCTCGGTTGTAGGCCGCCCTGGTCCCATCCGAGACGTTGTCGACGCCGAACTCCTTGACGATCTGCGCCACCTTCAATTCGAACTCGCGATAGAGCGTGTCCGTCTGGCCTTTGAAGTTGGTGGCGATGGCGTACTCACCGATGGTCAGCGGGTGCTGGCAGATGATCGTGTCGAAGTCCGGCAGCACAATGGACGCTGCAGTACCGAAGGCGCCGAGCTCCTCATACATCATGTGCAGGCTGCGGTAGGTGTTGCTGCGCGCAAACACCATCTGCATCAGCCGGGTCGTCTCGGATAGCCAGACCTTCACGGCATAGGACTCGTCCAGCTTCGGGTCACTGGTCGACAGCCTGAACCACGGCCGCGCCGGGCTGGTCATGTTGGACTGCATGCCTGCAGACAAGATGCTCAGGGACCGCGTGCCAGTGGAATCGATGATGTTGTTGTGCTTCTTCTCGCCGCGGTTTGCCTGGTTCAGGAAGAACCGGCCATGCCTGGGCAGCAGGAATCGGCTGATGTCTTCCCAGTGCGGGATCCACGATGAGCGCTCGTTCTTCAGCGCACTCCAGCGGACGTTCAACTCGTTGCGAGTGACTTCGGCCATTTATGCCCCCAGCAGGGTGTTCTTGCCCAGCGTGAGAAGTGTCGGGTCGACGCCAAGCGCACCGGTCAGGTTCGTTGATCCAACGCCGTTCTGGCCGGCGGCCTTGTTCTGAGCCAGGATTCCAAAGACATCGGGCTTCTTCATGTTGGTCTTGTTGAACGCTTGGTCTGCCGAGACCTCGGCCTTCTTGGCGCGATCACGGGCCTGGTTGTTAGCCGACTCTTGAGTGCGCTTCTGCTCCTCGCCGCTGTAGATGGAATACCCGGCGTAGGCGGCCGCGATCCAGGTGATTGCAGAAACTCCAAATGACATGATCAGGCCTCCAGTTGCTGCGCGCGCTCGTAGGTGATGCCATGGCGCCGGGTCTGCAGCTGGGCAGACTCGTCGGTCATCTCGTCCTCGATGTCGCGGATGTCGGTTTTGTCGGTGCGGACGAAGGTCGTCCAGTAGGTGTCCTGCAGGATCACCCCGGCACGCTTGAAGCCCTTGGCCACGGGCAAGACGTGGTAGCCAGTCAGGCGCCGCAGGCCCTCGGCGGTCGTGACGATCAGGTCGCCGACCATCACGATGATGTTGTCCTTGTTGAGCAACGCACCCGTCATGACGGTGCCGGCAGGGATGATGATGGTGCGCGCGCACATGCCGCCGTGCACCACATGGCTAGTCTGCAGATCCACCTGGGGCTGCTGCAGGGCGAACTCCTCCAGCGCCTTGACCTTTTCGGGGTCATCCGCACCGGTGAGCATGGCCAGCACGCGCTGCTCGGTTTCGGGGTCTACCAGTTCGATCTCGGACATGCGGGCAATCTATGGCCCGGCGTGTCGGATAGGTACACCCTCAGTAGCGTTGATAGATGCCGCAGTTGGCGCAGAGATGACCGTCCGGCGTGATGTAAAACAGCTGGTTCCCGCACCCACATTCCCGGACCATCTGGCCAGGCCCGGGGCAGAACTCGAATTTCCACTTGCCTTTCATGGACCGGCAGGCCGGGCACTCCAGATTGACCGTGCCCGTCGGCGCCGTGGCCACCCAGGTATGGCCGCATCCGATACAGAAGGCCTCGCCCGCGCCGTGCTGCTCGAACTGCTCTGCTGCAGGTTTGCGCCCGAACTCGATGATCTGTCCCATCAGATGTTCTCGTAGGGGTCATACTCGCGCGAACTGGGCGGGTTGGCGTGCCTGGCCGCCACCTCCAGGTCATGCGCACTGTGCTCGGGCACTGGATAGGCGAAGGTCAGGCAGAGCGCATCGCCGTCGTCCGGGCTGGCCAGGCCGCGCTTCTTCATGCCTTCCTTCGACTCCAGCTGGATCTGGTCGGATGGCGTGAACTGGTACTCGACGCTGGTCAGGTCGACGGCCAGTTCCTCGCAGTCCTCCAGGCATCCGATCTTGAGCCACTCCTTGGCCCGGCCCCACATCTCGGCCCGCTTGTTCAGGTAGATGCGCGAGTCGTCCGGCTTGCCGCCGAACTGCACCTCGATGACTTCATGACCCAGCTGGCGCAGGCGGTCGACCACGCCGCCACCCACGCCGCCACCGTCCACAAAGCACACCGGGCGCAGGCCCCAGTGCTGTTTCAGCCAGGTCAGATGCTCGGCCACACGGCTGGCCAGCTGCATGGTGTCCAGGCCGCGGTAGCGCTTCGGGCTGATGCTGCGCGCGTCGCGTCCGATGCGGGTGCGGATCACGCTCTGGTCGTCGCCGAACCTGGCCACGTCGACGCCCACGGCGCAGGCCCTGCCCACGACGGGCCCAGCCGCGAGCTCGCGCTTCATGGCCTCATCCACCACGCCGCGCGGGATGAACTGCAGGCTGGACGCATTGGGGAAGACGCCGCGCACGCGCACCTTCACGAAATCGCTGTCCTCGCCGTACTCTTTCACCCAGCTGTTGAGCAGCTCCTTGTTGGTGATGGACACCTTGCGGCTGTCGATCTGGCGGGTATTCCAGAGGTGGCGCTGGCTACCGAAGCACCGGGAGAATGCGCCGGTGTTGCGGGTCGGGTTGCCGAACACAAAATGCATGGGCTCGCCGTCGGTCTTGCCGCCCTCGGCCACCTCCCAGATCTTGTCGGGCACGGCGCTGGCCTCGTCGAACAGATACCATGGGGTCGAATTTGCTGCGTGCAGGCCGGCAAAGGCCTCGCTGTTCTCCTCGCGGCAAGTCTGGCCCACGACTTTCCAGGTGTCCGGATGCTGGGCATGGAACATCTTGAGCGAGCCCTTGCCGGTGTTGACCTTGAACCAGTGCGCCGTGCAGCACTTGGCGGTCCAGGCCGCGATGTTCGCCCAGGTCTTCGTCTCAAGCTGCTGGCCGGTGTTGGCCGTGACCACGCCATTGCTGTGTGGCCGTGTGCTCATGAGCCAGTCCGTGATCCAGCCGGCCATGGCGGACTTTCCGATGCCATGGCCTGAGCTCACGGCCATCTGGATGGGCTTGACCGGGTTGACGCCATCGAACCCGCGATCGCGCACCGCGGCGCCCAGGTCGTCGAGGTACTGGCAGGCCCAGGCATCCGGCCCGAACTCGCAGTTGTAGCGGCTGGCCCAGGGCTCCACCAGGCGCACGATCTGGATGGACTTGTCGGTGTCCCATGGGTAGGCGAACATGACGAAGCCCAGCGGGTCGTCGATGAACTCGGCCAGCTGCAGGGCCAGCTGCTCGTCGGCTGTCAGCTTGCGCTCATTGCTCGATGGGTTTGGCAATTCGTTTCCTTCCGGCCATCAGGATGTCGGCCACGTTGTCGGTGATGCCGTGCTCGACCTCGACCTTGGTACGCCAGCGACCGGGCTGGCGGTTCGAAAGCCACAGCGCCGCAGCGCCGGTGTCCGGCGGGTAGCGCTTGATGGTCGGGGTGATGACGATCTCCGAGCCTCCATTCATCCCCAGCGACACGGTGCGGATGTCGTCCTCGGGGTGCTCGTAGCCCTTGGCGCGCTGGAACAGGGAGTGGGCAATCTCGGCGTCTGCCAGATCCTTGCCCCTGGCGAGTGCCTCCGAAAATTCAGCGTGCTCGTTCTTCCACAGGTAGATGGTGGACACCGCCACCACGAAGAAATCGGCCAGCTTCTTGTCGGTCAGTGCATCGTCTGCCTCCCGGTACAGCAGGCATAGCTTGTAGGCCTGCTCGGCGAACTCGGGCCGGTAAGAACTCGGTCGCCCACGCCCCGGCTTGTCCTCCACAACCTCGGCCACGATCTTTTCCACAGGCAGCGCCTTGACCGCCCGCTTTTTGGGGACGGCCTTCTTCGCCACCGGTTTCTTGGCCGGGGCCTTCTTGGGCTCAGGTTTCTTTTTCGTCGGCATGCTCCACCCTACGGATCAGCACCATCTTGAACCCGGCGATGGTCTGGGACCGGCATTTCCCCTTGCAATACTTCCGCGCCATGCCCTTGGAGATCTCGAACTTCGCGGCCAGGCGCCCGTATCCCCACTTATCCACATGGTGCAGGGTCAGCAGCAGGTCGATCTCGGCGTCTGTGAGCTTGGCCTGGTGATGATCCTGGCCAATCCGGTAGCCCTTCTCGTTGACCGCGACCTGCATCTGGACGACCGCCATCTCACCGCTCCGGATCCTGGACGTGCTGGAACAAGTCGGGGAAGCGCCGGCGCGCCAGGGCCTGGGCCTGCTCGATGGCCTTCACCCTGGCCAGAGGATCACCAGGCGGGATAGGCGTCTGCGCCGCACGCACCAGCGCCATGCGCGCGTCGAACGGCAGATGCTGGCTCACCGGCGGCGCCTGCGTCGCCCATGTGGTGCGAATGGGGGGGGTATTGGCCTGGGCAATGGCCTCGGTTTTGTCGTTCAAGTTGTCTCCTCCATGTGGCTGATCTGCACCTTGACCATGCCGCCCAGCTGATCGGACACCACCGGCGGCTTGATCTTGAATCGCTTGTCGTTCACGCCCATGGCATCGGCGATGCCGTCCAGGCCCGACTTCATGCTGGCGATCAGGTTGTCGTCGTCGCGCGCGTGGCGCGTCGGCGGGTAGAACGTCATCTCGACGCGGATGAGCCCACCACCAGGGTCGACCAGCCGGGCCTGGCGGGCCAGCGCAAAGCACGCCACCCGATAGGACTTCTTGGCCCGGGCCAGGGCAGCCCAGTGCACCCTGGCATTCGGGCTCAGTTCCTTGGCCGGCCACGGCAATGTCACTTCCTGGTTCAAGCTGCTACCTCCAGCATCTGCATGCACTCGGCCAGCAGATCCTCCTGCCGGCCATAACGATGTTCGAAACGCGCCTTGTAGGGGTGCACGGCAATCAGCCCGGGCGCGCCCGTGCCGTCCTGATGGTGGCCAGCACACAGCGGCAGAACTTTGCGGTGCGCCCCGGGCTTGGTGCGGCCGTCGATGTGGTGGATGGACACCAGCGACGTGAAAAACCCGTCCTTGCGGCAGGCGATGCATCCCAGCTGGGCCAGCCGGTTCCAGAGCTCGCGGTCGGATTTGGTCGGGCTCGAGCCTTTCATCCCGTGATCTCCCCGGTTTCCGGATCCACGTTGTGAGGTCCGAAGTCCTGCCACTTGGCCACCGTGAACTGCACGCCGAGCTCGGTGGCAGCGAAGGCCTGCACCTGGTCGAGGTACTTGCTCATGGCCCGCACCTTGAGCTTGGACGTGCTGCGCAGCCGGCGGATCACGACCGGCCGCTTCCTGCCGGCCACGCTGGTCTTGGTGATCTCGAAACCCAGGAACTTGCGCTTGAACAGTTCATGCCAGGCTTCGGGCTCGTAGCGCATGCCGCCCACCACGGCCTGGGCAGAGATGTCGCGCAGGCACGGGCCCCAGTAAAACCGGTTCTGCTGCAGGGTCCGGTCGTCCTCGCGCTCCTTGATCTCGGCCACCAGCTGCACGCCGGCACCAGTCTTGGTCTTGATGAACGGCCAGATCGTGCTGTTGAGCAGCTGGTGGGCCTGCTCCTGGCTGTTGAGCACTACGGACAGCCCGCTCATCGAATCACCCCATCGCGGATGCCGACGAGGATCTCCTCGGCGCTCAGGCCGGTTTCGTCTGCATCCGGCGCACGGTATCCAGCACGTCCGACCTGGAAGGCGACCCACGAAACCGAGCGATCGCTTCGAGATTGGCACCAGCGTGTGCCTTCGATGGCGACCTCAGCACCAGGGTTGCGCAGCACTCCAAGCAGGCGAAGTTGTACGCCCCCGAAATGGGGTTTGCCGCCCGTGTCTCGCAGGGTTTGCATCTCAAGCCCCCTCCCTTGCAAGGCCGCGCGCCACCATCGAGGCAATCGCCGGGTTGAAGGCCGGCACCGGGTTGCCGCGCACGCGGGCCTTGTAGGCCGGCCAGTGCTCTTTCGAGTCGTCCCATGGCCCGATGCCCTTGGCCACGCCCTCGGCCTCCACCGCTGCCCTGGAATCCGGATCAGCCGCCGATGGCGCGTCCTTCCCGCCCACACGCAGCTTGGCCCAGTCGTCGCGGATGGCGTTCATGAACGCCTCGTCCCAGTCCACGTAGCTGTAACCCTTTGCCTTGCACTTGCTGACAAATGATTCCAGGTGCTTGTCAAGCTGCCCGAATCCCTTCTCAGCCGCCCAGGCCCTCACGCGGTCGCTCACCCCGAAGTCCTCCGGCAAGCCGGTTTTCACGGACTTCCGGGCCTTGGTCTTGGACTTTTCCACAGGCTGAGCGGATGCCGGCGGCGAAGCTGCCGGTACGCCTACGCCTTCGGATACGTCTCCGAATACGGATACGCCTAGGTGCGCATCTGCTGGCACTTGATAACATTTGCTATCAGGTGCTGGAAACTTGCTCGCACTGCGCTGCTGTTGCCCAAAATTGAGCACCTCCAGGTACTGCTTGCGATCTACCTCGTAACAAAGGATCAATCCGGCCTTCTGGCACGCAGCCATCCAACGGGAAATGTCCGCTGCACGTACCTGATCGGTTTGCAGGGGGTAGCAGCGAGCGCGAAGAAGCTGCACATTTGCTTCGAAGCGCCCGTAGTCGTCAACCACTGACTGGAGGCGGCGATAGAACACCTCCTCCGGCCAGCCCAGCAGCGCGACCTTTTCGCTGCTGAGTATTGATTCACGGATGATCCTGTTCGGCATCAGGCGGCCTCCAGTTCTTCCTCAAAGTCGAACAGAGATGGCATGCTCACCTCACGCTCTGCCATGCGCAGGTAATGCACCTGATCCATGAAATAAGCGGCGTTGAGTTCGCTGCCGCGGGCCCGCCGGCCCAACTTGATGGCGCGCACGCCGACTGTGCCCAGGCCGTGGAACGGGTCATAGACCACTTCGCCCTTGCTGCTGTAGCGCTCGATTAGCCGATCCACGATGTCGAACTGCAGCGGGCAGACGTGCTTCTCGACGGCGCGGTTGGTCTGGTCGCCGTTGAGCGTGCGCATGCGGTTGATGTCGTGCCACACGTCCGGGTGATTGCTGCCCGGAGCCAGGCTCATGAAGGTGCTGGGCAAGGCCTGGCGCTCCAGAAGCTCCTCGCCGATCTTGACGTGGAAATCGTAGTCGTAGACGTTGGCCAGGCTGTACTCGGTGAACATCTTGGCCAGCTTGCCGGGCCCGTAGCTCGCCATTTCTTCGGCCGTGAGCTGGCGGTTGCCGCTGCTGCGCCAGAAGGCGTGCGCATCGACCTGCCAGCGGGCCAGCGAGTATTCGGTCTTGGACTTCACCACCGGTTGGTCGGCATAGCCGCGGCTGCGGTCGGTCTGCGGCTTGTGGAACAGCAGCACGTATTCGGGAGATCCGACGCCCATCTTGGTGCCGTCCTTGCACATTTCCGTGTAGCCCAGCCGGTAGGTCTGGTTGTTCTCACGCACCACATCGGTAACGACTGTGATCATCCCCATGTAGTCGAAGCCGTGCTTGATGCCGTGGAACAGGGCCTCTGCATGGAACGGGCTCACCGTAGGGATACCGGCGCCGGTGACGTTGCCGAAGTTGATGCGGTCCTTGACGTGGCAGGCGTAGATGCGTCCGGGCTTGAGGATGCGCAGCAGCTGCGGCGTCAGGTAGTCCATCTGGGCCCAGAAGTGCGCGTTGTCCTGCGTGTGGCCGAAGTCGTTGTAGCTCGGGCTGTATTCGTAGTGATTGGCGAACGGGATGCTGGTAACGATCAAGTCCACCGAGTTTTCCGGCTGCAGCTTGGCCTCTTCCACGCAGTCGTTATTCGCCACCGTGAAGAGATCGCCCTTGACCTCGATGCGCTCCACGCCGATGGTGCGCGCCAGTTTTTCCTGCATGGCCAACTGGTTCAGGCCGTACTTGCGGATGATCTCGGTCATTTTCTGCTGCGTCTCCTCGTGTTGGACCCACTTCTGCTGCAGCGTCTTCAAGACCTCGCGCTCGGCTTCGGTGTGGATGATGTCGATGCGCACGCGCTGCTTCTGCTGGAAGCGCTGCACGCGATGAATGGCCTGGATGAAATCGTTGAACTTGAACCCGATGCCGCTGAAAATCTCGCGGTGGCAATGGCGCTGGAAGTTGCATCCGCTACCGGCGATGATCGGCTTCGTTGAAAGCACGCGGTACTTGCCGTCGCTGAAATCAACGATGCGCTGCTCGCGCTCTTCCAGGTCCTGGGTGCCCCAGACGCTCACCGCATCGGGAATGGCCTGCTGGAGCGCGTGTCGTTCGTCTTCCAGGTCGTGCCAGACGATGAAGTGATCAGCAGGGTCCGCCTGCACCAGCTCCTGCGCCTTGGCCACGCGCGCCTGCAGGCTCTGCCGCTTTTCGCCGGCCGCCGCGGACAGGCCCATGGCCAGGTCAGGGATCAGCAGGCCCTGGCCGTTCTTCTCATGGCCGGCCGCAGCGTAGTCGCTCGGTATCTCGTGATACCGCACGTCCAACTCTGGCAACACGTAGCCATCGTCGCTGTGCCCCAGGTCGCTTGGGCGCTGGATGAAAACCGCCCAGCTCGCCACCCACAGCCAGAATTCTTCTTCCTTGTGCGGATAGAGCGTGAGGTTGCCGGCCTTCTCGCTGTCGCGCTGGAAAAACCGGGTCAGGGCCTGGCCGGTATCCATGACGCCCAAGTAGCCGGCGTAGTGGATCAGCTCTTTGTAGCGGTTCGGGCTGGGCGTGGCCGTGGCGACGAATTTGAACTCGACGCCCGCGAAGGCCGGCAGAAACTCCTGGTAGGTCTTGCTGCCGTAGCTGCGCAACACGCTGGCCTCGTCCAGGCTGGCGGCCCGGAACAAGCTGGGCGTCACATTACCCTCGCGCACGGCTTCGTAATTCGTCATGTAGATCGTGGCCGGGTCGTCAATCTCGCTGTCGCGGCGAATGAAGCGCAGGTCCAGCGCGTAGTCGCCATTGAAGCGCTCGGCCGCCTCGCGTGTGAACTCCTGGCGCACACCCAACGGTGTCACCTGCAGGCGCAGGCCGGGCCGGTGGATAGCGAGCTGGCGATGAATCTCCAGTTGCGTGGCCGTCTTGTGCAAGCCGAAACTGGCAAAGATGGCGCGGTTGCCGCCCTGACACGCCCAGCGCACGATGTCGCGGGTGTGCGGCTTGAGCGCCGGGTTGATCTGCTCCAACGCAACATCGAAGCCGGTGAAGCTGGCCAGCTTGATCTTGCGGCGCAGGAAGTCGGTGTAGTCGTTCATGCCGCCAACCCCCAGACCCGCCCACCAGCAGTGCCGTGGCCCTTGGTGCGCATGCAGAAGCCCACCGTGCGGATCAGGCCGCGCCGACTCATGGACTGGAACACCCCGCCGAAGGCCCGGGCGTCATGCGGGCGCGCGCCGTGGGCCATGGCCACATCGGTCAGCACCTCGCCACTGGCCTGCCCGACCACGCGAAGGTGATCCAGGATGGCCTTCTCAGCCTTGGCCGAGAACTCCGGGTCGTTGCGCTCGGCCTTGGCCAGGCTGCGCTTTGCACCCTCCTCGCCCATGGCGCGCGCGGCCGTGAAATCAATCGCCATCTGGTTCACGATGCTCCTCCAGTAGGTTGTGCGGCATTCGTTCCACCAACTGGCGACGCGCCTGCGACCGCAAAGGCATGGGCCGCCAGTACTCTCTGGTAATGGTCAAGCCCGTACACCCTCACCGTGAGCAGGTCGCGCACAAACTGGCTCTCAGTCATGCCGAAGCCGTGCGCCAGTTCCTGCACCTTCTGGCGCAACTCGAACGGCACCCGCGCGCGAATTTCGTCATCCGACTTTCCGCCTATGAGCGCGCGGGAAAAGCTGCTTTCGTCGTCGCTGTGGATGGACATTCAACGGCCCCCCGGAAAAGAGAATGGGTTCATGTGCTGGATTGCGTGCCGAAGCGCCTGTATCTGCAGGCTCAGGCCGCAGCGAACGATGGCGGGCAACCCGCTGACGCTGGACAATGCGGTCACCACAACACGCATGCCAGCGAAAGGGGCGCCCATGGAAAAGAAAATCTGTCGCATGATCCTCAGCCACCGCGGGAAAGATGCGGCTCACCGCGATGTGGATCTGCTTCTGCAAGACGGCCAGCCGCCGACGGCAGTGCTGGAATGGGCGGACTATCCGGATGGAACCAGCATCCCCTCGGTGGCGCTTCAGCTGGACCCGAAGTTCCTGCACCCTCTTCCAGACAGCTGGCTCCCAGTGAC